TAATTCATCATCAAAGTCTGCAATCAAATCTGTTCGACCCGCAACCTTCAATTCATCTGACCACAATGCTCCTTCAACTAATCGAACATTGTCGATCCTATCAAGTAAAGGTTCGATAGACCGAAACATTTCTATAATATGTGGTAACTCTCCTTCTAAGAATCCGTCTTGGTTCTTGATATAGGACTCACAGATACTATGTACGGCGGTGCCTCTCCTTGAGGCTTGTGTAGTAATTCTATTGGCCTCTTCTTTTCCAACGCGGTCTCTCCACTTCTGTATATCAGCTTTGGTGAGCTCTGATAATATTGTAGTAATGGATTTATAGCGTTCACCTTCTGGTGTGACATAGAACCTCTTTCCTTCATGATATTCAGTTGGTAAATCTAGTACATTCATTTCTAAATGACTAGTGATATGATCAAAATTTTTCATTAGTCTGGTATATTCATTATTGCACCAGGCTGAGTTCGTTTCACTTCTTGTAACTTATCCTTCATCCATCTTGGTGGCTTCTTTAGATGGCCTGGTGAGGATATGTTGTCATAAGCAAAAAGGGGAGTTCCGATTTGTTGTCGAACATCCCCCTCATTACATTCCATACATTTACCTTCTGGAACTTTTCTATTTGCTATGGTTTGGAATTCTTCAAATGTATTATCACATTTATCACAAGCATAATCATACGTTGGCATATTTTACTCCTTCTGTAAACCAACTTGGTACAGAACTATTTTTCCATTCTGCAAATTTACTTTTTTCTTTTATGTAGTAATTCCTATAGGCTTTGACCACATCATCATTTTTACAATGATCTGGCATACATTGTGGTGGATCAGTCCAACCATTATCTTCAATGTTCTTAGGTGCAGTCTCAAGAATCTTTCCAAGTTTATCCCATGACTTGTGAACTTTAAATTCACCATTACTATATCGTAATGTATATTCTGCACTTACCATTCTGAACAGACGAAACAACCAATCATAATGTTGTTTGGATGATCGTGTCCAAATAGTACTTGGATGATTCTTATGAGCTATCTTATACAAGTCTGGATGAACATCATCATCTAAGACTCTATGTGCTGTTGATAACATCTGTGCATATTCTAGAATCATCTTAACACAATGTTTATCGCAATGCATTTCTGCCGCATCATCTGGACGCTTATCCAAATAAAATATATTCACTTCGCTCCTACATTTTTAATTATTGTCACACGATTCAAATATGTTTGAGGTTCGTCTTTATATTCACGATGTTCTTTAACTGTAGCTTTAACAAGAATACAATCATTTTCTTTAAATGGTATATCCCCACTACAGCGATAGAACATCGCCTTTCGACCTTTACGATCTATTAAATTATGAATAGAATATTCACCCTTCTCTATTCTTTTTGTAAGCTTTAGGAAGAACTCTTTACGTTTTCCTATATTATCTAAAAATGTTTCTTCACTCATAATAATATTATACCTCACAATCAGAGTCTTGTCAAGTTACAGATTGAAGTTACCTCTCTTTTTATAAAAAATATGAGTATCAATCTTAACCAACTTTTTCTTTTGATATGACCATCTTGGAGCATCAATATAATCAGCATGATAATGAGTAGCACCATCTGTAATATCTATCAGACTTGGTGTACGGATAACATATTCTGCTACCTCTACTGAATCATGCCATGCTGGTGTTTGTCTAGGTTCATCTCCCTTGCCATCACAGTACCAACTAAATTGGCACTGGTCTCGCTTAGGATGACCATTTGCATGATGTCTACCTTCATAGACAACTTTACATATTGTATCTGGATATCTATTTGACTTTACCCTATTCATTGTTACTTGGGCTACAGCCATCTTTCCTGCGGTGGATTCTACTGCCGCTTCAAAATAAATATTTTTTGCCATACATTCTAATTCTCTAGGGTCAATCATTGGCTCTAAATTTGATAGGTGTTGACTAAGGGGCATCATTTCGGCAGTACCACTTTGTACTAATGCCTTATGAGTACCCGGCACCCATATCTGACCCACTTGGGCTGTGTTTACACTTGATACAAAATTAAATATAACAAGCCCCAACAAAAGAATGAATTTATACATATTCCTCTTAATTTGGGTTGACAATAAGAAAGTTATTTTCGGCGGGAGCTTCTTACATAATATTTACCAGATTCCCATGGCGTAGCCACGTAATCTTTCCAATCAAAATTGGATGTCCAAGTGATTCCACCTATAGTAGTAGCGAAACCTCTTATAGATTCATCCCATAGTAAATCTAACTGAGCTCCAAATCCTGTTTTAGCAAGAACTACTTTTATTGAACGTGGTTCTGTACCATTCATATCTAAATGCCGAAGTTCAGCTTCCTCTGTACCACTAATTCCATCAGTAGTACGTTTTGTTAAATTAACTATTCTTTCTTCTAAAGACTTTACGTTTTTCATCAAGGTATTAAACTCGGAAAAGTTTCTTTAATAAGTTTATAGGTTAGACCCCTACATTTAATTTTTTTATCTTTAATTTGTAGAAGAAGTTTTGCTTCTTCCTCATGGACACTTTCTAACATTTCGACAAATAGATACTCTCTCCTATCTGGTTTGAGTTTTTCATTTCCACCCTCTACAAACAAATAGAGTTTCCGTATCAGCCCGTACAAGTATGTTGGATTCTCTGAAGGATCAACAACTGTATTGTATGGTGGATCACCCGCTGGAAGCAGGAATTTGATATCGGGATGAAAAGAATATTTCAATACCTCCAACAAAGCTGGAGTTTGATATTTCAATAATAATTCTTTTTTGTCTTTTTGGCTTTTAGCACTGTCAATCTCCTTAAAGATTGTTGGGAATCCTTTTGTCATTATTCAAACTCACTTATATGTTCCATTAAATTTTTCAATCGTTTATCAACAAAGTATTCCATTAGCCTACCATGTTTAGGGGTCTGCTGTCTATACTGGTTGGTTATATTTATACGAATTGATTCTGGAGTTTTTGATAAATCTACCATAGTCTCGTTCCTGTGAAAATTTCTATGCATTTCCTCAGTCCAACTAGAACGATCTTCTTTCCACAATTCTAACTTCTTTGTAGTGATAGGTCTTTGTCTTTTTCCTTCAGTTATAAAAGTATCATCAGAAGAAAGGATATTAGGAACACCATCACCAGTATCACCCTTAACTAGTTTCTCCCAAAGAGAAGCTTCTGGATCACCTTTCACAAAATCTTTGGTTAATGGTGACCATTGTTGAACTCCTTCATATTTCTGTAGCTGAATGAAGTCTTTATCACTTGAAATGATTAGTGTAGGGTTTGTTGCTACATATTCATTCAATACAGCAATGATATCATCAGCTTCTGCACGTTCTACCCTCATCACCTTGTATGGAAAGTAGTTACGCAGGTCTTCAATCATTTCATCTAAAAACTGAAATAATGATTTCCAATCAGTAGTATCATCTTCTCTTTTCTTTTTTCGATTTGCTTTGTATTCTGGAAAGGAATCTTTTCTCCAATTCTTAGCTGAATCACAACAGATAACTAAACCACCCATACCACTATCATAGATATGTCGATGAGTTTGTTTATATTGTCGTATAGTATTCAAAACAGTATGTCGTAGTAGATCTTCTTCTACCACCACATTACCCTTTCCCATGGCCATGAACGATCCGATCATGGTCTGAGAAAAATCAAGTAGTATCATTTTGTTTTTTCTTTTCTTCAATGCCCATCTTTAAACCATTTAAAAACGAATTCCATTGATTAGCTCTAAGATCCCAATTATAGAAAATGTCAAAGTATTGTTTTTGAACATTCAAAAGACTTTGAGTTTCCTCAGCCCAATAATTATCAATAGCTCTTGATAATATATGTGCATGAACTGCAACGTGTCTCTCTGGAGCTGGTTCATAATTATACATCCACGCAAAGTTGGCGGTTGTTTCTGGAAGAGCTGCAAGGTTTGGAATAACAGCCAAACACTTAGCACTCAACGATTCAAGAGCAGTGATACAAGCAGTCTCCATATAAGTAGATGGGTATGCAAGTATATGCATATTCTCTAGATTCTTTCTTATATCCTCATTCGGAACAGAACCAGAGTAATTCACTTGTGGCATGTCTTTAGCTTTTTGATACACATGCCTAAACTGTTCGTCCATGTGAGGTCTATCATAAATCTTGAAACTAGAAAAGATATTCAACTCAGCCGAATCAACTGCTTCAGAAGGATATCGTTTTTTCATCTCAGACCAAGCTTCTAATAAAACTTCAAGTCCTCTATGTGGTGTACTGAAATACACACAATTAATTTTATCTTTGGGTTTCTCATGTTCTGGAATAGGATCTATCGCATGTTGTACAACTACTCCATGATCATACGGCACACCAAGATAAACCCCATACTGATATTGTTGCCAATGGGATACAAAGACAATCTTTTCAAACTCAAGCATATTCTTATGTTCTTTAAGAAATTCTACTTCTGGATCTTGAGCGAGATCGTGTACCCAAAACAGTCTAGGTTTATCTTCTAATTTTCTTTTTCTGGAAGCTACAAATTGAAAGTAGTCTTTAAGTTCTGGATCAAGTCTACTGAATAACCACTTCTGTGCTAACTCCGTACCACCCATTGCATTGGGAGTATCTGGATTTAATTGTTCTTTATTTTCCTCTTCAAAATCTATCTTTAATGCCATAATTACTCCATGATTAGTTATAT